ATACTAATGCCATATTCTTGCTCCTCTGATAAAAGTATTTGCTAAAACTATTTACCAGAGTTGCTATATATCAGGGGGGATATAGAGGTTAACCACGTAGTTAATTAACTAGCACTGTAGCTATCAATGTGACTAATAAGAGCATGTACATTAAATTCTAAATCTTCTAATGTACCGTTATTATCAATAGTAAAATCTGACATCCATTGTTCAAGACTCATACTGTGTTTGCTTTCAGGTGGCAAGTGATCACTACGGTCTACCCAAATGCAGTAATCAAATACACCAGTATTCTTCATTGCATGGAATTCTTTTTTATTTCGTAACCCACAATAGATATCATGTGCTGAAAAAATCTCTCGTCCTAATCTAGCAGGATCTGGAACATTGTAATCACAAATAGCATCATACCATTCTTTACGATGATTGTGCCTGTCTGCATAACATTCTACTTCACTTGAATATCCGTATTTGTCTTTTAAGTCGTTATAAATGAACAACTTACTGCAAAACTGACTACTAGATTCAAAACTATAACCATACTTGTCTCTGAGAATTTCACAGACAGTATCTTTGCCATGGCGTCCATGACCAATCACTAACAACTTTAATTTCATATTTAGATAATAATAGGATCAGGCATATTTGTCAACCTATAATTATACCAAGACCTGCTTGGCCTTCTGCATAATATTTTAGGTCATCTTCAAGTTTATCAATAGTTGCTTGCGCATCCATACGTAATGCGTCTGCGTTTAAACTAGTTCCACCTTGTGGCCCTGCAATAGTATTAAACTTACCACGTGCTTCAGCAAGCATTAACTTAGCATGTGCTAGTGCATAATCTTTTACCCACGGACTACTGTAAGGATCTGTTAATAGTTCTTCGTCTGTTCTATATTTGTAAACATGCAAATAAACAGTGTCAGCGGCTTTAACTTTTCTGTGTAACAATAATTTTTTAGTTACAGTATTCCAAGTAAATGTATAATTTTCTCCAAACAGTCTACCCAATGTTTCTCTGTTCTGTGCTAAGAAATCATAAGTTGCCATGCCGCCTGCACGACCACTGTATAATAGATAATTATTCAGATATGCAGTTTCAAATGGCTCAATGTCTCCACTACTCGCACTATTAAGTGTACCGCTACTGCGTCTATAAACATCGTAAACATCGATAACATCACTGTCTAGTGTATATTCAGCAATATCTTCTTGCAAGTTTAAGGTAACAAAACTTTCTTCGACAGCGTTTTCACTACGCTGTCTATATTTTTCAAAACTTTTCTTAATAGCCAAGTCATAGTGCTCAGGGTCGAGTTCAACGTCGACCATCTGACCACCTAATCTTAGTTCTATTTCTCTGATTAAATCATCTACTAGTGCCATACAACTATTTATTACTTGAAGGCTTTTAAGATGATTGTATCATCATTAAATCTACCGTTAAGTTTTGTTTCAGTTGTTTTTAGATATCCAAACTGTGGACCAAGTTTGTGCTTAGTAATCTTTTTCCAATTAGGAAGTACTTCATCGGGCTTACGTACTGTTTTTTGTACACTACGATTCTCATCAAAAAACTGTAAAGTTGTTCCTTTAACTTTGAACGTAGAATGGTCTTGTGCATAGTAAACACCTAGTTTACGATTTTTAGTATTAAACACTACTAGCACTGTTGCATCAATGATTTCCGCAGGAGGAATACTACTAAGACCAAAATCTCCATCACTTGCTTTGAACTTTAGCTTTTTAACAAGATCAGCCGCTGACTTTTGTTTAGGCTTACGAACAGAGCGTGTTTGTTTTTTCTCTGCTTTAATGATTTCAATTCCATCAAACAAGCGTTTGTAGAAATCAGTTAGTTCTTTGATTTCTTTTTTACTGTAAGTGTTATAACCTTCTGCAAGTTGTTGTTGCATATCGTCTTGCTTTTTAGCAGGAGGAAGATCATTCAGTTCTTGCAGTTCTTCATACTGTCCTCTGTAGAATTGATCTACAAACCGCAAATGTCCTAGATTCATTTCTTGTTTTCTAAAATAGTTTAGCGGATTGCATTTTATCAAAGGATTCTTTTTGCTGTCACGCAACCAATCGTCTAACCAGTCGTCTAGTTCTTCTAATTTGTCAATGGTTGCTTCTTTAAGACGTTCTTGAATAGTAGGAACATATACTTGCTTTTTTTGTTTTTCTTCAGCTTTTTTCTCTGCTACTATTTTTGCACCTTCATCCGCAAGTTCTTTAATCCACTTGTCAAGTCTACCTACATATGCAGGATGTATTTGATCAGGAGCGTTTTCTTCAAAGTGTGCAGCAGTTGCATAATGACTTTTGCCACCTATTTTCCAGTCCGGAAGTTTGTTAATATTAGCAATTGTTTTTTTGTCATAATTCTTTTTGATGTAGCCTTTGATTTTGTTAAGCCATTCTTTTGCTTCGATCAAATAGTGGATATGATATTGTACAGCATGCCAACCTTTATCCATTGGCAACTGGTCCCAAGCATTAGCTCTACGTTGTACTCTAGGTTTTTTACGTTTAGTTACACTTCTCGCCATGATTATCTCCAAACTGTTACATACTTATAATAGCACCATTCTCTGTTTTGTCAAGTTCTAAGATCCAGCTAAATATACATATGCCAAGATTAAGTTTATACAAACCTACAAAGACAAATGATTACTACTACATGGATCGCAATATCCGTGAACAATTCAGTATCGGCGGTACAGGTGTACACGTTCACAAGTATGTTGGACCAGCAGTTACACCTGATAAAAACGATCCAAGTCAACCTAATTATATCGATGGTAGAGAAATAGATCCACTAAGTGGAGAATTTATTAATGTCGAAGGGATCCTAAACGAAACAAAAATACAAGATTTGTTGTTTATGGAAAACAGAGATCGTAAATATGATCCGGACATATATGAACTTAGAGGTGTATATAATGTACAAGACACAGATTTTGACTTAACACAGTTTGGACTTTTTCTTAGTAATGACATGTTATACATGACATTTCACATGAATGAAATGGTTGAAATTATGGGCAGACGTCTTATGCCCGGAGATGTGCTAGAACTTCCTCATCTCAGAGATGCATTATTATTAAATGCAGAAAAAAGTGCTGTTAACAAGTACTATGTTGTTAATGATGCTAACAGAGGTGCAGAAGGTTTTTCACAAACATGGTATCCTCATATTTGGAGAGTTAAGCTATCGCCACTAACAGACAGCCAAGAATACTACGATATACTTGGAGACGGAGAAGAAGCAAATACTCTTAAAAATGATCTTAGTACATACAAAACTGAATACAACATTAGCGATGCTATCATTGCTGCCGCTGATCAAGAAGATCCTACTGGAAAAAGTTTACGAGATCATTTGTTCGGGTATGACCATGCAACAAGCGGCGGTATTGTTAATCAAGAAGAAACATGGGATTATGGAGAAGCTATTGACACAGGTGATCAATTTCCAAGTACTCCACAAGAAGGACAATATTTTATTAGAAATGATTTTGTTCCTCATAGATTGTTTGTTCGTCGTGGCACTAAGTGGCACAGGCTATATGATAACATTAGCGAGAAAACTTGGACAGATCAAACATACAATGCTAGCGATTATATCAATAACAACAATCGCACAACTATAGTCGACGGACAAGAGTTTAATGAGCAACAAGCAATGAGCAACGTAATTAAACCAAAAGCGGATAATTCATAATGGCTTATAGTAATTCAAAAATAACAGCGGTACCTTACTTTTATGATAAGCAACTGCGAAAATATATTCAGCAGTTTATTAGAATATTTGCAGGCTTCCAAGTTGCAATGCATACAAAAAGTGACGGCACATTAGTTTATCAAACTGTTCCAGTTCGTTATGGTGATGTTAGTCGTATGGCTGCACATATTGTTAGAGAAAACAGTGAAAACATGTTACAAACAACTCCATTTATTAGTTGTCATGTAACAGGACTCGAAACTGCTCCTAATAGCAGAACATTTCCTCAGTATGAAGAAACTATGCCAGTTTATGAGAAAAAATTCGACGAAGCTACAGGACAATATCTTAACGAAGTAGGCAATCAATATGCTATTAAACGGCACCAGCCTGTTCCATATAACCTTACAATGCAAGTTGATATATGGACTAGTAATACAGAGCAAAAACTACAGCTACTTGAACAAATACTTGTGTTGTTTAATCCTAGTTTGAATATTCATACAAACAATAACCCACTAGACTGGAGTACACTAAGCACAGTTGAATTAATCAGTACAACCTGGAGTATGCGAGCAATACCTAGCGGTGTTGATGATATCATTGACATCAGCGCACTTACTTTCCAAATGCCTGTATTAATTAACCCACCTGCTAAAGTTATACGCAATACAGTTATTCATACTATTATCGACAACATCGACGAAGTTACTGATGAAGGGCTAGAAAGTTTGCGGGCGGGCGGCAGTTATACTCCATTGTTTACAAGTTATCAAGTTGTTACACTAGAACAGTACAAAATGAAGTTTGAAGTCGACAATACAGGCAACGCTACTGCTCAACTGCTTAATAGAAACGGCAGTAACTTGGACACCAATGGTAATATACTAAATTGGGTTAACATACTAAAAGGCATTGGTGAATTTAGAGATAGTGTTAGTCAAATACGCTTAAAACAAACTACAGATCCTAGCATAACACTAAACGATATTGTAGGATCAGTAGTAGTAAACACTACAAATCCAAACTTACTTAACATTACAATAGATTCAACAACACTACCAGGAAATACACAAGGTACAGTAGACGCTGCAATCGATCCTCAACTAAACTATCCAGGCGACGGCACATTAACCGCAGCAACAACAGGTGATAGATATCTAATATTAAATGATGTTGCTAGTGGCACAGGCTGGCTTGGAAGTACAGCAAATACCAATGACATTATTGAATTTAACGGTACAAGCTGGGACGTTGTGTTTGATGCAAGCACTATATCTACTGTTGAATATATTACAAACACAACAACATTAGATCATTTAAAATGGGACGGAAGTCAGTGGATTAATACATTCGAAGGAACATATAATCCAGGATACTGGCGATTATATCTATAATGATACAAGCAAGTGGATGCTGTTTTCTTGCCTTAGACACAGGCAGAATCATGCTACAACAAAGAAGTAAACAAGGGAGTCATCCTCTTACATGGAGTTTTTGGGGAGGTAAAGCTCTTAAACGCGAACGTCCGATAGAAACACTACTACGTGAATGTAAAGAAGAGCTTGGCATACTTCCAGATTTAGAAAAAGTTTATCCTTTACACACATTTATTAGCGATGACAAAAAATTTACATACAATGCCTTTTGTATAACTGTATTTGAAGAATTTATTCCTCAATGTAATCATGAAAGTGCGGGATATGCTTGGGTTGGTATAAATGGATGGCCTCGTCCACTACACAGAGGCGCAAGGCTTGTACTAGAAAACAAAGAAATGGTAGAAAAAATAAAAACAATATACTCTAGTAAAAAAGATAAACTAGACCTACCAAATTGGTTAGATACTTTTTAAACTTCTGGAAACAAACATTCTTCAATAAAAACACGAATATCGTCTGCTGGCAATCCTAAACTTTCCATAACTTTAGGTGTATGGGGATTCTGCTTTTGATAATAACAATATCTATTTTGTTTTTCACGAATTAACGTCTGATTGGCACTAGATGTAGTATACTTTGGAAGTTCGGCTATATAGGTATCCAAATTGTCTAATGCCATAGTAACAACTTGCTCCATTTCTTCAATGGTATTAATATTTGAAGCGGCTACCATGTGTTTGCTGAATATGGCTTTTGCCCACGGCGGAAGTTCACGTTCTTTTCGCCATTCTAAGTTACTTACAAAATCTCCAAACATGTTGACCATTGGATGTTCCCAATCTACTGTAGGAGAATAATCATGAAAGGCGCCTGTTACTTTGTTACGTCCACAAATAATATCAAATCCATATATAGGAGCATCATTATCCCAATTTGGAAAAATACAAATGTGACTCATATACAGTCCTTTTGTATCTCTTGCATCTACACTATCTATATGAGCTCGACGAAAGTGTTCTCCTTTGAATACACGGTTTAACCAACCAAATTCTGGATCATCAAATTGTTCTTCTCCATGGGCAGCACATTTTTCAATAATGGCTGTTTCGCATGCTATCATTCTATCCCATATTTCACTCATAATATTTCCTTTAACTTATCTACTAGATCATTTATCATTGCATCAGTATGTAACGGTGTAGGTGCAAATCGCAGTCTTTCAGTGCCTACATCAACTGTAGGATAATTAATTGCTTGTACATATATGTTATATTCGTTTATTAATATATCACTTAGTTGTTTACAACGAACTGCATCTCTTATTAATACAGGAACAATATGTGTTTCGTTGTCGACAACATCTATGTTATTTTCTTTAAGAAGTTGTTTAAGTTTATTAGCTCTTTGTTGATGTTGTTTTCTAAGTTCGACACCATTATCACTGCGCAAATATTTTATAGCTGCTAGTGCGCCTGCGCAAATTACAGGACTTAAACTAGTAGTAAAAATAAATCCACTTGCTACACTTCTTATTGCATCAATAGCAACACTGTCTCCGGCAATATAGCCACCTTGTACTCCAAATGCTTTCCCAAGTGTTCCGTTTACAAAGTCAACTTTATCTTGTAGTCCTAACTTCTCAAGATAGCCTGCACCTTGGTTTCCGTATAAACCAACAGCATGAACTTCGTCAATGTAAGTAATTGCATTATACTTGTCTGCAAGTTCAACAATACCTTTTATATCACTGACAAATCCGTCCATACTGTAGACACTTTCAAATACTATACACGGTGTACCCTTTATATTTTTTAGTATAGTTTCAAGTTCTACTAAATCATTATGAGCAAATATATGTTTTGGTGCCTGGCTATGTCTTATACCTTGAATGAGTGATGCATGATTTTTACTGTCACTAACAAACTCAATATCTGTTATAATTTTACTAAGTGCTATTAAACTCCATTCGTTTGCAACATATGCACTAGAGTATAATAATGCTTTGGATTTTTTATGTAACTGTGCAAGTTCGTATTCTAATGCTACATGATAATGACTAGTACCACTGATATTTCTTGTTCCGCCACTACCTGCACCAGTTTGATTTAATGCAGTATGCATTGCATCTAAGACAACTTTGTTTTGTCCCATGCCTAAATAATCGTTTGAACACCAGTTTACAATGTTTTTGATATTGTAAGGGCCATAGTAAATTGCTTGTGGATATTCTCCACGTTCTCTGAGAATGTCATTAAACACTCGATAATTGCCTTGACTTTTTAAATTGTCAATAACTGTTTGGAACTTACTTTGATCTATCATTTAAGCCAAGCAATCTTTTCACCTGCTGCTAATCTACGTTCTTGTTCTTCAACTGAACCTGGATATCTCCAAGCCCATACAGCAACACCTAACATAAACGCTCCGCTAAACGCAACTGCTTTGATATTACCTGTACTAAACCATAAGAACGCTAAACTACTTGACATGACACCTATCATTAAATATTTGCCTTTGGTTGGGAATACTTTTTTGTATGTCCAATTTGTAAGAAACTCTCCAAACCAAGGATGATTATATAACCAGTTATGTAATCTAGGACTTGATTTTGCAAAAGCCCATGCTGCTATAACAAGAAAGATGCTAAAAGGAATGCCAGGAACAACAAAGCCTATATACGCCATTCCTACACAGAAAATTCCTAATGCCATATACAAATACTTTTGAATGTTCATTGTTTAATCCTTTAACTACTAAGATAATTATTTATGTATCTTGACATTTAGTGATAAAGTGCTTATAATATGTTAAAGGAGTCACATATGCATATTGTAACAGGAGCTGCTGGTTTTGTTGGCAGCAATATGGTTGCGTACTTAAACAGCCAAGGACACAAAGATATCATTTGTGCTGATACGCTTAACCCGCACAAAGTAGCAAATCTAGCAGGTTTAGAGTTTGAGGATTTTATACATCCAAGCGAGCTACTAAGTCGAGATTTAAGCAAAGATACTGTTTGGCATTTAGGTGCTAACAGTAAAACTAGTAGCAACGACTGGGATAGTATATATCAAAGTAACGTTATGTACACTCGACAGTTATTAGAAACTGCAACTGACATAGTGTTTGCTAGTAGTGCTAGTGTTTATGGAGACAATGAAGATACCGAAGAGGTATCTAGTAATGCAGCACCAAAAAATATGTATGCTGCAACTAAAATGATGTGCGACAACATACTTGCAAAAGCTTCTGGTAAAACACAAAGCTGGCGCTTTTTTAATGTATATGGCAATAGAGAACAACACAAAGTATATGCAGGTATGGCAAGCCCTTACAGCAACTTTGTACATCAAGCAAAAACAAACTCTTCAATTAAGTTATTTAGAAACAGTCAATCAGTACACAGAGACTTTATTTGTGTAGATGATGTTGTTAAAATTATGTATGAAACACACATGAAAATTCCTACATCATTTACATGTAATTTAGGAACAGGCAATACCTACAGTTTTCAAAACTGGGGAGATTTGATTGCAAAAACATATGGTGCAAAAATCATATATATTGATGTTCCAGAAGAATTAAAAGGTATCTATCAAATGTATACTCGAAGTAACAATACACAATTACTAAAACTAATAGGAGATTATAAATTTATTACTCCAGAAGAATTTGTAAAGGCGAATATATGAAAGTACTAGTTATAGGTGATATTATCTTAGATGAATACATTTACGGTACAAGCACCAGACTAAGCCCCGAAGCTCCTGTTCCAGTTGTTACACAAAATGAAATTAAAGAAACAATTGGTGGTGCAGGATTAGTATATGAAAATTTGCGTAGTCTTGGTGTTAATGCAGCATTGTATGATTACGATCAACCTAAAAGTATTAAAACTCGTGTAATGTGTGATGGTCATTACATTACAAGAATCGACAAAGACTATTATGCTGACGGTTATGAAATACTAGAAGATCTTAGAGGATTAGATTTTAGTATCTATGACTATGTTGTATTAAGTGACTACAATAAAGGTGTACTAGATTTTGCTGAAGAAATCATAGCTATGGCAAATAGTGCAGGTTGTTATACTATTGTAGATCCAAAACGACCAGCGCAATATTATAAAGATGCGTGGCTAGTTAAACCCAATGGTGCAGAGTTTGAAGGCTTAGGTTTTACAAAGTGGCTTGGTAATATTATAACAACAAATGCATCTAAGCCTGTCATAGCAGAAATAGACAAACAGTATTATACCGTGCCAGTTGATCCTGTCGAAGTATCAGATGTAACAGGTGCAGGTGATTGTTTCTTAGCGGCATTTGTATATGCACTTACTAAAGGATATGATTATCAAAAAGCATTAGAACTATCTGTCAAAGGTTCAACTGAAAGTGTAAAACACGTTGGTACATACATTCTTAAAGAAAAAGATTTACAAAAACGTGTAATATTCACCAATGGATGTTTCGATGTATTACACAAAGGACATTTAACATTACTCAAAGAAGCTCGCAGTTTAGGAGACAAATTAGTTGTAGGATTAAATAGTGATGAAAGTGTTAAACGTCTTAAAGGAAACAGTCGTCCTATTAACGATCAACAAACAAGACTAGAGCAACTTGATCTTATACCTTATGTAGATGAAGTGATTGTGTTTGAAGAAGACACTCCATACGAATTAATTAAACAAATAAAGCCTGACATGATTGTCAAGGGCGGAGATTATACTGTAGAAGAAATTGTAGGACACGATTTAGCACCTGTGCATATTGTACCTACTGTTAAAGGATACAGTTCAACAAGTACTATCGAAAGGATGCAATATGACACAGCTTAATGGTGTTCAAGAAAAAGGTTGGGGCCGTGAACTAATATGGGCTACTAACGACAAGTACTGCGGTAAACTAATGTTCTTTGACAAAAAAGGTTCAAAGTTTAGCATGCACTTTCACAAAGATAAAGACGAAAGTTGGTATGTACTTAACGGTAGTTTCACATTGCATACCATGAATACACAAACTGCCGATATGGAAACAACTGTATTAACCAAAGGCGAAACCTGGCGTAACGAACCGATGTTGCCTCATCAATTGATTGCTATGGAAGATAATAGTATTATTATTGAAGTAAGCACTCCAGACAGTGTTGAAGATAATTACAGAATCTTCAAAGGAGATAGTCAACGTTGAGTAAACTTTGGGTTTTTGGTGATAGTTTTGCAACTGTTAGGAATTTTCATTATCATGATTTAGATGATAATGATATGCCCAACTGGGTATGGATGCAGCAAGTAGGACGAAACTTGCCTATACAACACGCACATTGGCATGGTCTTCCAGGCGTAAGTAACGAATGGATTATGAATGAAGTTAAAAAGTTTACACTAGATTTTAAGAAAGATGATTACTTAATTATTATTTCAAGTCACATTAACAGACGATGGTTTATAAAAGACAAACCTGATTGTGGAAATATTTACTTAGAAAATATTAACAAGTTTCTAACTAAAAAGCAAGCACGAGCTATTAAAGAATACAAAGAAACTTTTATTGATCAACATTTAGTGCTGTCTAAATTGTATCAGGAACAGTTTTTATCTTGGTGTTATAGTTTTGCACAATCTGCAGGTGTAAAATTGTGTTTACTTCCTGCGTTTGACGAAACACCATGGCATTATCATATTAAACCAGACAATAACATTGCAAACTGTTTGACAGGAGTCGACGAAAGAGAATTTGGCGACTCTGACATTAAACATATCTTTCTATCTAAATTATGGAACGGAATGGATCGTCGACTGTGTCATTTAAGTGAAGACAATCACACTGTACTAGCACAAAAGATTGTAAGATTTTATAGATACAACGAACAAATTGATTTACAAACAGGGTTTCATAAAAACCTGTTTAATAGTGAACAAGATGTGATTAACTACCGGCCTCTGGGTGTTTAGAAATTTCAATGTAATAAACATAATCTGCGTGTGCAATACTTTGACTGTAATTTGTAATCTCTAAATTATTTTCTTTTAACATTTCAGAAAACGTATCGGGATTAGATCCTGTTACGTTTTCCATTAGCATAATTTTCCCATCATCTGTTAAGTATTCATTTACTGTATTAAAAAAGTTACGATGAATATCCCAATTTAGATCACGCATTTTTCGATGTTCATGTTCAGTTACCGTACCGTCGTCATGCCATGCAGGTAAGTCAAAGTTAAAATGCGGAGGATTGGCAACTATTAAATCAAACTGTTGTTTGGGAATACGTTTAAAGTTATCGCTCAAATAAAACTTGCATGATAAGTTGTTATACTTTATTGTTTGTGTTATAACATCTCTTGCATATAATGATATATCACTAAAACTAACTTGTTTAGCGAGTCCTGTTTGTAGTGTTGCTAATCCAAAATACCCAGGACCACAACACCACTCTAGTGCATTTTCAAATTGGCGACCTTGTGCAAAGTGATGAAAACAACTAATTGCATCTTTAACTGTTAAGTACCCAAATCCGTCAGTTTCGGCACTAGTATAAACACGATAATTTCCTAAATTAATATAACCGTTATTCATACGGATACTTTCCATTCCATTTACTACAGCGTGGCTGACTTGTACATTCTCTACAATGTGGAATATAAACAGGCACTCCGTCTTTTGTGGTTACGTTACCATCATATTCGTAACCACGTGCGTCCCATTTCATTCCATTAATCAGATGCAAGTCTTTAACATGTTTAACACTTTTAACTATATCGGTATTATATTCAGGATGTACGTTTTTATGCCAGTAATCCCTTACGTTAGGTACAGTTTCATGCTCGCCAAAAAAGATAAAATTTTCACAAGCGCCGCCGTCTAGCCAATAAGGCTCTTTATTTAAGTGTATAGCATTTGCCGGACAATTTACTGCGCAATCGTTACATCCTTCACATTTTTTCCAAAGTTTAGTATTAACTTTTTTACTTCTGTCAGGCAAGTCTACTAGCCTTGTTGTAAATCCAACTGTAGCGTAATGACAATCGAACCCAAATTTAAAACTATACACTAAACTATTTTTAG